TAGAAATGTTCCAGGCGGTACTAGTGCTAAATCAGGCACTAAAAACGAACCTGGCCACGGCGCTGAAAAGAAGTCGAAGCCAGAATCTGCTGATAACAAAAAAGCCACTATTGGCTCTTAATCAGCAAGGTTGGGGAGAGTAGATGAAAAACTTACGAGAGCATTTGACATTCGATCAAGCTAGAATGGTTGTCGAAGATGCCAACGAAGGAAAAGACCTGTATATGAAGGGCATTTGTATACAGGGCGGAGTACGCAATGCTAATCAGCGTGTGTATCCTGTAAATGAAATTGGCAGGGCTGTCAAAACTCTCAATGATCAGATAACTGGAGGATATAGTGTTCTCGGCGAAGTTGATCATCCAGAAGGACTCAATATTAACCTAGACCGTGTTAGTCACATGATAACTGAATGTTGGATGGAAGACCAAAACGGTTATGGTAAACTTAAAATTTTACCTACACCAATGGGACAATTAGTTAGAACAATGCTTGAAAGCGGAGTTAAACTAGGAGTTTCATCAAGAGGTAGCGGAAATGTATCAGAAGACGGTAGCAATACCGTCTCTGATTTTGAGATAATCACTGTGGACGTTGTGGCACAACCTAGCGCCCCTGGTGCTTATCCTACACCTATTTACGAGCATCTTATGAACGCTCGCGGAGGAATGAAGGCTTACGAACTTGCACAGGCAACTAAACATGATACTAAGGCACAAAAGTACTTAAAAGAATCTCTGAGTAATATAATCACGAGACTCCAATAAAAGGAGATAGCAAATGATAGATGCACTAAAAACACTTTTCGAAAACGATGTAGTATCGGAAGAAGTGCGTCACCAAATTGAAGAAGCTTGGAACAGCAAGGTGAAAGAAAATCGCCAGGCTGTGACTGCTGAACTCCGCGAAGAGTTTGCTCAGAAGTATGAGCATGACAAATCAGTAATGGTTGAAGCAATTGACCAAATGATGTCAGAGCGCCTAGCAGCTGAAATTGAAGAATTTGCAGATGATCGTAAGCAATTAGCTGAAGCGAAAGCAAAGTATGCTATAGCAATGCGTGAAAATGCAGATTTACTTAAGAATTTTGTTGTAAAACAACTTTCTGAAGAAGTTTCAGAACTTCATGAAGACCAAAAAGGCATGGCTGACAAGTTCAAAATGCTTGAGGAATTCGTTGTTGAAGCACTATCGAAAGAAATTGCAGAGTTTAACGAAGACAAAAAAGATCTAGCTGAAACGAAAGTCCGTTTAATTCGTGAAGCTAAAGCGCAATTTGAAAAAGTTCGCAAGAACTTTGTTGCGAAATCTGCTGAGAAAGTATCTTCAATTGTTGAGAACACACTTAACAAAGAGATTGGACAACTTAAAGAAGATATTGAATCTGCACGTAAAAATGACTTTGGTCGCAAGATGTTTGAAGCTTTTGCATCTGAGTATGCAAACAGCTATCTTAACGAAAAATCAGAAACTGCTAAGTTGATGAAAGTAGTTGAGTTAAAAGACAAACAATTAGCTGAAGCAAAACAATCTGTTGATGAAAAACAACAGCTTGCAGAGTCAAAAGACCAAGAGATCAAACGTTTAGTTGAAACAACTGAGCGCAAAGATACAATTAATGAGCTCATTGCTCCTTTAAGCAAGGATCAAAAAGAGATCATGATAGATTTACTGGAAAGTGTACAAACTGCTAAACTACGTTCAGCATTTGACAAGTACATACCGGCAGTTATCGACGGGAAAACTCCAGCGAAGAAGGCAATGATTACAGAAGGCACAGAAATAACAGGCAATAGAAATGAACCAGTACAAAAAGCAGACGACGGAAATGTAATTGACATCAAGCGTCTAGCTGGACTTAAATAAGGAGAACCAAAATGTCAGAACTATTAGAAAGTCGCTGGCAGGACACTAAAACAGCACTTCTTGAAGGCCTAGATGGCAACAAGAAATCTGTAATGGCTTCAACGCTTGAAAATACTCGCAAGTATTTGGCTGAAACTGCTACAGCTGGTGCTACTTCTGCCGGTAATGTCGCAACACTTAACCGTGTTATCCTTCCAGTAATCAGACGAGTTATGCCAACAGTGATCGCTAATGAGATCGTTGGTGTACAGCCGATGACTGGACCAGTGGGTCAAATCCACACTCTACGTGTACGCTAC